TGAACCCGTCAATTCAGTACCTATAATACCCATGCAGACGTCTGTGATTGCATCTCGCACTGTCGTCACGCCCAATAGAGCTTTCTGAATGTCGTTGATCTGATAGGTCACGATTGCATCGAACCCGACACTTTTTCCATCTTTCGTGGTAGTTGATAACCCATGCAAATGCGCGGTCGTCGGCGTCGTGTGCTCATGCCATACGACGTCGACGCCGAGCGGGATGCACCAGTGGAAGCCGGACTTCAGCACCCGTTTAAACACCCCTAGACGGCAGAGGCACCCTTCCTCGAACGGTTGCAGCACCACGAACGGCAGTAGGGACGTGAAGATCGCCTGGATGATCTCAAACAGTTTGTCAAACATGGCTAATCCTTCAAATCAATGACGCGGCAGACGTTCTCAGGTAGCGGTTGTGCAGGGTCTACGTTCCAAGGAAAAACACCACCCCTATGCTCGTGTACACCTTGCACGTCACAATCCAATACACCGCTGCGGCAATCAGGATTACGGTGCGGTTCAGCAGTATCCTTCTCTTCCTCGCGCTCAATGGTTAGCTCCAACTCCGCGAGCGCCCGCCAGGCACCCTTTGCCATCGAGTAAAGCGGCTTGCCACCTACCGCCGCCAAAATCTCTGGCGGATCGGTCTGATCAAACACTTCCCCCATCTCGTGATCCATCATGTGGTGAAACAATGCGTTCATCTGATCCATGCTTTTGCCCCGAACCCAGTGAAGCGGCTCGCCAGGATTGTGCTGCGCGTTTCCGGCAACACAAACGCGTGTGACTTCGCGCATAGCCTTTGGGAAGTAGTGACAGAGCACTGTGAATACACGGAGCATCTTTCGCTCGGCAGGATCACCGCCATAGATACTACTCATAATTTACATCCTCGGGTGACTAGCACCCAGATACTAGCGCAATCTGCGAGCGCCAGGCACAGAAAAAATGCCGCGTAAGGCGGATCCTTACGCAGCGTACAGGCGATGACCACGTTCAGCGCGGCCTTTACTACCACCAGTGAAATCACGGAATGTGCTCTCGCATCACCTTGCGAATCCACCCGACGGGCGCCACTTCGAGCACCGGGTCATTCGCGTGATTGAAGTAGAACGCGCCGAATTCTTTGCCAGTCAGCAGGCCCACGAACACTTCTAGGCGCGCGCCACGAGACTTAAACCAATCCGGCAGCACGACGATGCCGCCCAGCGTATCAGAGATGACCTTCACGTCGCGCGCGAGCACGTCGCCCCAGGTCTCGCCGGTCGCCTTCGTCAACGTGGACGCATCGCCATCCGGCGAATCCCAAGCCACCTGCTGCATCAACTCGCTGTCCAGTTCTGTTGGCGAGATGACTGTGAGCCCGAGCCCGCGCATATATTCTGCGGCGGCTCGGAACATCGGGTAGTTGAAGCGTGCGTAGCCCGTCATCGGGCCGGCGCAATACCAAACCAGGTCTTTATTCAGGGTCATAGCAGTCTCCGTTTCGGTGCTTGGCACCGTCTTCGTAGTCAGCCATTTTGCGACGATAGAATTCGTCCGACGCGTCTGTGATTGCGGCGCGGATCGCGCTGCGCTCGTGGTAGCTAGGCGGCTTACCGTGCGTCACCATCCGCAACATCTGATTCGCGTGGAAGCTGATCAAGAAATTCAGTTCGCCAGGCGTGCGCGGACCATCCCGCAGCACGCGCGCTCTGTCATCTTGTTTGATGTATGGCATTAGCTGTATCTCCTTCGTAGGTAGTTCATGCTGAGAGGCATGATGTCGTAGCCTTCATCTCGCACTTCGTTCAAAACTACTATACCCCTCCATTCTCCGTTAGATTGGGCGTCGCGATAGTGCTCATCGTGTTGATAGAAGCTGCCGCACACCAGCCCGTGACGCATCAAGCTTCCAGGAAATTGCCGAATCCCGTAGAGCAGACCCTGCTGATGCCCCATCACGAACGAGCGCCCTATCCGGTTCAGCCGGTTATCGATGCTGCCGCCGATAGCCTTGCCGCTCTGCGTGTTGGAGAAGTAATGGCTAAAAAGGATGCCTTCGATCTCGACAATTTCCAGAAACGGGTGAGTTTCCCACCCTTCGGGCACCTTCAGCATGTCCAGGGACAATAGCCCGTCGAGTTTAGGTTCTTCGTGTACGGCGCGTACTATCCTGTTCTCGTGGTTGCCCATCAGGAACACGCGACGCGGCTCCCAGCGTTTGCGATGCTTCTCGCGGCGTCGTGCGATCTCGGCAGCCATGGGTGCGTTGAGTCGTGCGAATCCTTCGTTGCCCGTGGCTATGTCGTTCAGAATACGTTTCCCTTCCATGTATGCTGAACCGGGAGACTCGTATTTGGACAGACTCGGCATGTCGAAATGGTCGCCAATGTGTACGACGATGTCCGGCCTGTAGTCAACAATTGCCTGACCTAACCAATCCAAGTGTTCAAGTGGAACGCCGGGACGGCATTGGGTGTCAGGGATCACTAGAATTCGTTTGCTTTCACTAGGACTCATTCAGTAGTCTCCTGCGGGCTCGCGCCCTTTTTAAGGCCCCTTCAATTGAAATCTTACCTTCGTTACTCTCTACAACGTCGGCCTCTATAGTACCCACCGTGCGTATGCTCCACACTCGCACGACGCGTTTAAATCCCGCCTGCGCCTGACGCGTAGGGCCGATGCGATTGATCATCTGTGTCCACAATTCCGCGTTCCAGAAATAGCTGTAGAAACAGAGATTGCGGCATGGTCCATGTAGGTTTAATCCGAATGCAGACTGCTCGTGCAGTAGCAGCATCTTGATCTTGCCCGCGTTCCATTCATCCTCTTCCTTCTGCCCGTTGTAGACGCGCGCCTGTGGGAACGCCTTCAGGATCTTTGGTACATCAAACTTCCACCAGTACGAGACCAACAGCGGCTCGTTGCCTATCTGCTCGACGATGTCTTCCAGTGCCTCGATCTTCGCGTCATGTATCCAGTGCTCGGTCTCAGTCTTCGTGTCGTAGATGCCGCCACTAGCCATCTGCAGAAGTTTCGTGGACTTCACCATCGCTGTGCCGGCTTCTATCTCGTGATCGCTAATCGACAGAAAGTAGTTCTTTTCCATCCCCCGGTACTGGGCGTATGCTTCGGGCGAGAGCTGAACCTCGATTGGAATCTCCTGCGGTTTCTGAATGTCCAACCAATCTTCGGCACGCAGCACAAGCATCCGGTCCGCCACCAGGTTGTGAATCAGTTCGTCGCATCCGTGCTGTGTCACTATCTTTCGGGTGTACTGATTCTCCATGAAGTACGCCTCTAGATAGGCGGAATAGGTCCGCTTCAAGCGTTCGCCAAAGTCCACGAACCACATCTGGCCCCACAGATCTTGCAGCCCGTTCGGACAAGGTGTGCCAGTGAGGTTCCACCATCGCCCGGTAAAGCGCGCTATCTGTGACAATGCGTTCGCACGCACGCCGCCCTTGTTCATCCGGTGACCTTTGAGCTTCGAACTCTCGTCCGCTGCCACTATCTTGAACGGCCATTTATCGCCCCCGAACTGTTGCACCAGCCACGGAATGTTGTCGTAGTTGATGACGTAGATGTCTGCAATCGACTTCCGCAGCGCTGCGACTCGCTGGTCGCGTTCGCCCATCACCTTCACGATGCTCATGCCCTGGAACGCGTCAAACTTGTCGCGTTCGCCGGTCCACACCACATCTGCCACACGCTTCGGTGCGAGCACCAGCGCTGGGAAGTACGACGAGCCCCCCATCTTCAAAAGATCCAGAGCCGACAATGTCATGCTGGTTTTCCCGAGCCCAGGGTCAGCCACCAGCATAGCGCGTGGGTTATCGATCAGGAACTTAGTTGCGATCCTGCCCCAGGGGCGCGGTTCGAAATGCTCAATCATGGATCAAACGGAACGTTGTGATGAACATGGAGGTGTTGCAGTAGTACGTCCACTTCACCTTCTGAGCCGACAACATAGACGTCCATGCCTCTTAGGCGCCAGAAATCATGCCTTCGAAGCTGATGCCCCATAGGTTTTACTCCCTGCGCCCATTTCGTCTCAACCAAGCAATGATAT